GTTATCCTGGTGGGCAAAGTCGCCGTTTCAACATTGATCCCAACCATGCTGCCATGATTGCTGCTGGGCGTGTGGCCGAAGATGCCATGTGCGATGCCATGCGGCGGGCCAGCGAATTACGCCCACAACGAACACCGCTGACCGAAGGCCAACGTCGTGCCTGGAAACGTCTGGCCAAAGAGTTTGGTGACGACTTGGCTACCCTCAGTGGCAGCAGTGCTCGGGACATTGCAGAAGCAGGCCTTGCGGCCCTGCAGGCCGAAGCTCTTGAGCTCATTAAGCATCCGGCTGTGAAAGAGGCCTATGATCAGTTTTTGCTGGTAAGTAAGCTTGTAAAGGAGAAATCATAATGTACGCAACCGCAACTTATCGTGACGCATCAGCCGTGAACACAGCCATGGGCCGTGTGTATTTTCACATGATGTTGGCTGTGGTTACCAGCATGGTGGTCAGCATGTTGGTGGCATCCAGCCCAGCACTGATGCAATTTTTCTTCACTGGCTGGATGAAGTGGGTCACAATTTTTGCACCTCTGGCAGCAGTGTTTGGTGTTACCATAGCACTGAACAGCAACCCACCTAAGTCAACCGCAGTGGCCTTGCTGCATGGCTTTGCAGCCATAATGGGTCTGAGCTTTGCTGCAATCTTTGTGGTTTATACTCTGGGCAGCATAGTGTCTGCATTCATGGGCGGGGCTGTGTTGTTTGCTGTCATGAGCTTTTATGGTTATTTCACCAAGCAAAGTTTGGACAGTCTAGGCAAGTTCATGTTTGTGGGCTTGATTGCAGTGATCATTGCCAGCATCATTAACCTGTTTATTGGCAGCACAGTGTTGCAAATGGTGATTTCGGCCATAGCCATTGTGGTGTTTTTGGGACTCACTGCCTATGACACTCAGCAAATCCGCGAAGCTGTGAGCATGGAGGACAGCACAGGTACCACAGAAGTAGTGGGTGCATTGACCCTGTACCTAGACTTCATTAACCTGTTCTTGAGCCTGTTACAACTGCTGGGCGGCCGGAAAGAATAAATCGCCAAACGCCGTTGCTCTAGACAGCAATCAGTGTTATACTGTGTGGGCATGTCTGGGGAAATAGCGGTATCTCAATAGATCACAGGGAATATCCGGGCCCTGTGATTTTCTGTGGCATGTGAGAATAAATCCGCATGGTGCGACAAGGACCTTGACCAAGCAATTGGTTAAAACCTGGGCTGGAACCCCGGGGGTATGCCAAGAGGAACAATCTAGAAAGGACAGTCAAATGTCTGTTGACATAGAGGCCACTGCGCAGAGCATGCCGAAATCAATTAACTCGCTTAAAACAACTCCCCCAGGCATGCACCGAATAACATTTGGTTTGACCACAACGACACAGTGGTACCGAATCATGAACGAAGCACGTGCCACCTATGGCAAAAACTGGCGGGCACAACCCAGAGTCAAACGCAAACTGGAACGCAATGGCTGGGTCAAGTCCGTGGTGCCGGTATGGTTTGAAGTGCCTGATCCTGCTTTTGGAACATGGTGTGCGATAAAATTCTATGCTTTTTGGACTTTGTATATTGGCCACAGCTTTGTTGTTGAGTGCTGTGGCGGCCTACTATTCGGTGGCTGGTTTGGTGGCCATATTCTCAGCGGCCACTATTCCTGTGATCATCATGGGCGGCAGTTTAGAGTTGGGCAAGATTGCTGCTACTGTTTGGTTGCACAACAATTGGCGCAGAGCTGGTTGGGCATTCAAGGCCTATCTCATACCAGCTGTGGCATTTCTCATGATCTTGACCAGCATGGGCATATTTGGATACCTATCCAAAGCTCACTCAGATCAAAGCCTAGTGTCCGGCGATGTGCAGGCCAAGATTGCAATCTACGATGAAAAGATCAAAATTGAGAGGGAAAACATCGATGCCAATCGTAAGGCGCTTAAACAGCTTGACGAAGCAGTGGACCAAATTATGGGCCGCTCAACATCAGAAACGGGTGCAGAGAAAGCGGTTCAAATACGCCGCAGCCAACAGGCGGAGCGTGGTCGCTTACTTCGCGAAATTGAGCAGAGTCAAAAAAGGATTGGCGCACTTAACGAAGAGCGAGCTCCAATTGCGGCGGAAGTACGAAAAGTGGAGGCCGAAGTGGGCCCTATTAAATATATCGCCGCCTTGGTCTATGGGGATAATCCTGACACGAACCTACTAGAACGTGCAGTTCGCTGGATGATCATCATGATTGTGTTGGTGTTTGATCCTCTAGCTTTGGCCTTGATCTTGGCGGCCAACAAACAATTTGAATGGGTAAGACAAGGTCGGGGTGGTTGGGACCACGACGATCCCAAGTACCCTGCTGATGACGGTGCTCTCACTGACGAGCAAATGCAGCAGTTTCAACAACATCTAGATCAAAAACGTGCTGTGGCCCGAGCCTTGGACAGTGGTGCCGATCTCCCAGTGCCCAAAGAAGATGTTGCAACCGAACTGCCTTGGTTTGAAAAATATCCATATCTGGCCAAACCGTTTGTGCACTTTGCCAATCTCAAACCCATGGTGGCTGCCGATCCCAGTAAAAAAAACTATGAGATAGTTGATCCTGACGAGGACGAAGATTCTCCAGAAATCAAAGCAGCCAAAACTGCCTGGAAAGAACAGAATCCCAACGACACCCTCAAACATCAACGCCAACTGTTAGCACAAGGCAAAATCACTGAACTGCCGTGGATGCGCCTTGTGGCTGACTCTGTTGAACCAAGACAGCCAGTCACCGGTTTTGGCAATCAGTTTCCCAGCAATCCCATCAAAGGTGACACCTTTGTGAGAGTAGATCACATGCCCAGTGTGGTTTACAAGTTCAATGGTTCAGACTGGATTTTAATTGACAAAAACAGCACAGACAGCTATACTTACGACAACGCTTACATAGATCATTTGATACAACGCATTGCAGCAGGTCAGTATGATCCAGATCTGCTGAGTGAAGGTGAGCGTGAACAAGTTCAACAACGTTTAGAAAACAACCAAACATGAAATCAAATGACTCCATAACCACTTGCAGTTTTTGCGGCAAACACAAAGACTCTGTGGCCAAACTCATAGTAGGAGAGGGTGTTGCAATTTGCAACGAGTGTGTGGATCTGTGCGAAACTTTGCTGCAAGAAGAACTGCCTGCCAAAAGCGCCACAACTGCTGCGCTGGATCCCATTGAAATTAAAACACATCTTGATCAGTACGTGATTGGACAAGATCGTGCCAAGCAGGTGTTGGCCGTGGCTGTGGTCAATCACTACAAACGCATTGCCAATCCTGATCCCAAGGTAGAAATTGAAAAAAGCAACATCTTGATGCTGGGTCCCACGGGATCAGGCAAGACCCTGCTGGCACGTTCTGTGGCACGTTACCTAGATGTGCCTTTTGTGATTGCTGACGCTACCAGTCTTACCGAAGCTGGTTATGTGGGCGACGATGTGGAAAGTCTCATCAGCAGACTGTTTGCAGCAGCAGGTGGTGATGTCAAAAAAACCGAACGTGGCATTGTGTTCATTGACGAAATTGACAAGATCAGCCGTCGCAGCGAGAGTGCCAGTATCACGCGAGATGTGTCGGGTGAAGGTGTGCAACAGGCTCTGCTCAAGTTGGTAGAGGGTACCAAGTGCAGAGTCACTCCCACTGGCAATCGCAAACATCCGGCAGGTGAAATGGTGGAAATTGACACCACCAATATTTTGTTCATCGCTGGCGGAGCTTTTGTGGGGCTTGACAACATTGTGCGTAACCGTCTGCGTGGCACCAGTATTGGCTTCAATGCCCAAGTCAACAAAGACAGCCATGTGGAACTGCATCAAACCATGCCAGACGATCTCATTAGATTTGGCATGATACCCGAATTTGTGGGTCGCTTCCCCAGCTGGGTGGCCTTGCAAGAGCTGACCAAGGCAGATTTGGTACGTATCCTGCAAGAAATCAAACACAACTATATCTCTCAATACAGTTGGTTGTTTGAGCAGGATCAAATTGAACTGAAATTTACCTCACAGGCCCTGGAGGCCATTGCCGAACGCAGTTTGCTGACCAAGACTGGCGCACGTGGATTGCACAGCGAGCTTGAGCGTGTGTTGCTGCCGCACATGTTCTATCTAGCACAGTATCGCAGACAGGGCGTTAAGTGTGTAGATATTGACATTGATCAGGTAAATACCCCTGCACAACTCAGGGAGAGTAATGGTTAAACTTCATGGTAGATCAGTGTTGGTCACAGATGGCAACGTAGATCGCGCACTGCGCAAATTCAAAAAGAAAATACAGGCCAGTGGACTCATGAATGATCTCAAGGCTAGAGAGCACTACGAAAAACCCACTACCGAACGCAAACGCAAAAAAAGTGCAGCTCGCAACCGCTGGCAGAAAAAGCTAGACGCACAGAGCCTGCCCAAAAAACTTTACTGATGTACATTGAATTCCAACTGCCCACAGGTGGCGGTGGAATGGCCGCACAGTACACTAGCTTTTTGATTGCAAAAAATCTCACCGACTGGAGCAATTGTTACAACATTGCCTACGTTAAAAAGAATCACAAATACACAGTGCGTGTGACCTTTGACAGTGACGAATTCTACAGTTTTTTTGCAATGACCTGGCGACCCAAAAGCGACACAATGCTGAACTATCTTACCAATTATCGTTTGATAGAACCCATGAATCGTGTATAATAAATAACTGTGTAGTGCCCATGGTGGGGCTACACCGTATGTCATACTTGCTTAATAAAGGAGATACAAATGACAAAAACTCTTACCCTTCGTAGTTTCGACCTTCCACAACTTCACAAGTTTGGTATTGGCTTTGACAGCATGTTCAATGATCTTGAACGTATCATGCAGGTTCAAAGCAATTCAAACTATCCCCCACACAATGTGATTAAAACTGGCGATGATACTGTCACAATTGAAGTGGCTGTTGCTGGTTTCCGTGAAGGCGAAATTGACATTAGCCTGGACAAACGTGTGCTGACCATTAGTGGTGCCAAGAAAACCGAGGAAAACACAGACTGGGACTACCTACATCGTGGTATCAGCAGTCGCGATTTCCGCCAAAACTTTACCTTGGCCGAACATGTGGAAGTACGCAGTGCCAGCATTCGCGATGGCATCCTCAGCGTGAACCTAGAACGAGTGATCCCCGAAGAAGCTCGTCCTAAGAGCATTGCTATCACATATCAAAACTGATATAATGTGTAAATACAGTGGCCGCTGTTCGGCCACTGTGTAACCCAAGGACTCAAAGATGCCTCAAAGTGAAACCAGCACAAAAATCAAAATCAACGAAGCCATCAAAGAGCCACCGCTGTATCGTGTGGTTTACTTGAACGACAACACTACAACCATGGAATTTGTGGTGGGCAGTTTGATTGAGTATTTTGATTACACCTCAGAAACTGCGGAAAAAATCACTGTGGAAATTCACGAAGACGGTGCAGCATGCGTGGCCGTGCTGCCGTTTGAAATTGCCGAACAAAAAGGCTCTGAAGTTTTACACGAAGCTCGCAGCCAAAGCT